CATATTATTGTAACTAAAAATAGACGTAGAACAGAAGCTGAAGCACACAAAGCAGCAAGCAAACTAGCAACCAGTAGGAATGGTGAATGGTTTAATCTAGGTGTGGAAGAAGCTAAGAAGGTACTGGATAATTGTTCTACTACAGATGAACCAGTAAGCAAAACAAAAGAGCAGAAACAGTCTGCCATACAGGATCTATTTAGTTATGCAGAAGTTAGAACTTGAGGCTAAAAAGTGGATGGAGGATAAACGTAAAGGCAAACTAATATGTCCTAAGTGTGACACCGAAATGATACAAGGTGGTGACCATGATGCTGAAGACCATTGGGAGCCTGATATGATAGTCAGCAACTTCAGTTGTAATACTTGTGAGACATACATACTAATGTACTGGAAATGAAAAGGGCCGCATCAAGCGGCCCCTTCTCTTTATACCTTAGATGCTGTATTATATATTTCTCTCAGATAATCCATATAGTTTAGTAGTATACTCAGTTCCCTAAAGTCCATGTCTTCTATACTACCTTCTATATTAAACTGTTCTTTAGCCATTCTCATTGCTTCCCTTTGTAACTCTTTAGGTCTGCCTGATACTTTAGCTGCCATACTTAGCCTTGATCCCTCTTCCCCCATGTAACCTTCTTGCATACGTTTTCTTACAGCTTTCTTTACGTTAGTAACTTTCTTTTTTAGTAGCTGTCTTTTATCTGTAGCACTACCCTCTTTATATACTTTAGAATTTGTTAGCCTTGATATTTCTTTCTCTAAGATAGGGGCTACAAACCCATTAAAGATTTTATCATATGCTGGTATCTTAGTTCTCTCACTAGCAGTAAATGCAAACATGTCAGACATTGAATACGCTTTTTCTGTAGCTGTCCTTGCTGGTTTTATAGTAAGACCGAAGATGCGAGTTAAAGGAGCAGGATCATATAGCTCTCCTTCTCTTGTTGCTACTCTAAGCTGCTCACCTGTTACTGAGTCTTTACCTAGTTCAGTGCCAGCTACTGCATCTATGCCATCAGCTAATGCTTCAAAGATATTGTCAACATACTTAGTAGCAGACTGAGTAAATATATTCTTACCTTCAGCCTGTCTTACATCTTTGACACCATCATTACCTGCTATAAAACCAAATGTTTTATTTACAAAGTCTATAGGTCTTGTAACACCTGCTACTATGTTACCTGTTGCCTTGAAGAATGCATCTGCTTGAGCACCACGTTGCCCCTCATCAAAGTTCAACAAGGTATCCATAACATTTAATAAGTCATTACCAAACTGTGTATCTCTTGCTACCTGCCCTACAGCAAGTTGTGTGAGTACCTCTGTTTGTAATTCTTTAGGCACAGGCTCACCTTTAAGGTACTTATTCATAGCACGTCCAGTTGCTAGAAAGATGGAGAACGGAAATGTGTTCTTAGCGTCTATGATAGTACCACCACTAGACTCTACTTCAAATACACCAAGACCTTTTTTCTGTCTCTCTTCGTCATACTTTATAGCGAGGCCCAATGCAGTAGAACCAACTAACCATCTACCAAAAGCTTCTTGTTCTGTAAGGTCTACACCTTGTCTCTTAGATCTAGTAGCAAAGTTTTTAACTACACTAAACCCTGCTAGTGGAGACCACTGATAAGCAGAGGCTACAACGTTATTCATAAATCTACCGAAAGGTATAATGAAACCTATTCCAGGAGTATTAGAAGCAGATTCAACTAGTTTAGCTACACCCTTTAGAAGCTGATCATCTGTTGTGTAGTCCTTGGCATACACAGACTTTAGTGTACTATCTAATGCAGCTTGTATTACTTCTTCACCTATCTCTACACTGTCATCATTTAAGGCTTGCTTTAGTGTAGTGTTCTTGGTCATACGGAGATACTTATCCATCTCTGTCATAAACATCTGAGACTTTGTAAAGCTGTCCTGTATCCTAACACCAGTTGCGGTAGCAGATGCATTAGCTATGGCCTCTGTGTATTTTATAACACCTCCATTAGGATCTATACCGTATCTTTTTGCTGAAGTTTCTACACCACCTGCCATAGTCTCAAACAGTATTTTAGATATGTCTTTGTTTTGATCCAAGAACTTCATATACTGATCATGCGTTGTGTATGGGTCAAGCAAGTTACGCATCTTCTGACCAAAGATATTCTTTAACACACGTGCCTGTTGAAACGTTCTTGTGGCCTCAGTAGGATTGGTATACATCTGACCAAGACCTTTTGCATAAAGGAATGATGAGTTAAATACATCAGCCATAGACTGACCTATATAAAACTGACCAAAGCCAAACACGTTTACGGCTGTAGTAGCTGGAGAAGAAACAAGCATACGTTTCCACACAGACTGACCATACCTTATTGATTCTGCTCTTTTAAGTTCTTGCTCTACAGCTTCTTTTGCTTCTACACTTTTTAGTGTTGCTTGTATGGAGTCCTCTGCAGATACGATAGATGTGTCTAGCATTCTACGCATTTGAGACATAACATTCAAAGTAGAACCTGCATCACTAATCTTCTTAGCAAGCATGTCTCCTAGCTGTCCTTTGTTGGCAGCAAGTTCACCTATCTCAAAGCCAGAACCTTTTAACTTAGCATTTACAGAGATTAGATCTTCTTCATTTAGGTTACGAGCTACATTAGTCATAACATCAGAGACAGTTTTCTTTCTGTCAAACTTCTTACCACTATCTTTGAATATCTTTGCTATGCCACCTATCTCTTTATTCTTCTTGTAGTTTGTACCAAACATTATATCATGCACTAAGTCTGCTGGCATAGTCTGTGAAGAGAATGCACCACCACGTTCTACCTTTTTATTCCATTCATCAGCAGCTTCTTCAATAACCTCTGCTGCTTTCTTGCTTTCTTCTTTGTTTAATAGTGGTGCTGTACTATCTATAATTCTATTAGTAACAGCCTCAAGCTTTGCGTCTACATCGTCTGCTAAACCAGATGCACCTTTAGCTTTACCAAAGACTAACTGCGCTCCACCTGCTACACCACCTAGTAGAGATGAGAAACCTGTTTGCAACACACTGTAGTTTTCTTGCGCTCCTGCTCTTAACAGAGTTGTCTGAGCCATAATGTCTTGAGCTACAGCAGCTACAGAGTCTGCTGCAATAGTTTGTTTAAGGGCTTTGTATGAAGCCGCATCAAATAGTTTATCTTGTTCTGACTGTGCTGCTTTCCTAGCTAAAGCTCTTCTATTTTCTTTGGACACACGTTTAGCTACTTCTTCTGCTGCTTTGTCTGCTGCCTTACTAGTAGCACCTCTAGCTACTGCTCTCTTTGCGGCTATCTTACCTGCTTCAACACCAGCTTCTCTTGCTGCTTGCTTACCTGCACCACTCTGTGCTGCCTCTAGTGCTGCTCTACGCACAGTTTCTTTAATAGTTTTTTTACCTGTTAGTGCTACTCCTGCTGCACCTGCACGTGCAATACCACCAGTAAGTAATCCTATGTAGTTAGTAGGGTCTTTGGCTGCAGCAAAAACATAATCTTTTACACCATCAATAGCACCAAACACACCATCATTAACAAATACATTACCTAAATTGTCATATATCTGATATGCTTTTCGTGCTTTCTGTTTTGTCTGTTCATCTGCTTTGTTTACAAACCTAGCCTCTGTTGCAGTAGATAATGTATTAGAGTTAAAATACCTCATGTGTTGCACAAAATCATCTACAACTTCATCAGCATTTCTGTCTGCGTAGTCTACTCCCTTACGCTCTACCATATAGTCTCTTATAGACTGTAGGTACTGCTGATCTTTCAGGTCATCTTTACTAAGACTATCACCAGAGAACAAAGGTTCTGTGCTATCATAATTAGTAGATGTATCACTACTAGTTAAACCAGAAGCCCTTTGATTAAAACTTTTGTAAAACTCTTCATGTACTTTAGACATTACTTAAACCTTTTGATTACACGTGTAGTTAGTTTTCTTTCTCTGGGTTCTTCTTCTTTATACTCTTGTAGCATTACAGAAGGTCTTTCTCCCTTAAATGATTTGTCAGCCATCTGATCAAGCTGCTCTTTTGTTGCAGTAAAAGTACCTAAGTTCTTTATTATAACCTTATAATCTTTACCTTCTTTTAAATTACGTTTTATGTTTAAGTTAGTCAAAGATTTTTCTAGTATCTCATCTACATCTTCTTTAAACTGAAAGCCTATTACACCCATTCTAGACACAGGTAAGTTTCTTTCTTCTCTTTGCTTACGAGACATATTGTCCCACTGTTCACGTGTGTACTGTGCAGTGTAACCTTTTCTTAGTTCTCCTGATACAGACTGATCCATTATGGCTTTACCTTCTTCATCTAGATCTGGAGCAGGTGGAAAGGGGTTACCTGTTTCTACGCTTTCTTCAGGGTCTTTCTTTAGGTCTACCTTCTTAGGAGGCTTTGGTGGATCTATCCTTGGAGAAACAGTACTACTACCCTCACTAACAGGACTATCTGGTTCTCTATCAAACTCTACCAATAAAGTATCTAACCACTCTTGCCCTGAGTTTTCTGAACCCGGCAGTTCAAAAGTTTGTTTAATTAAATTCAATGTATTTGGATCATCAAAGAAACCTGTATACTCATATGTACCTGCATAGTTTCTTATAAAATTAGCAGCAGCTTTCTGTCTCTCTATTAACATAGCTGTTTGTTTATCTACAGGATCTACGAAAGCAGTTAGTTTATTCTTAAATGCCTGACCAGTAATAGAATCATCCATAACTTTATTTAGTTGAGTAGAAAAGTTCAACTTAGCTTCTGCGTTATATATAGGCAACTCAGCAAAGTTTTGTACAGCATCACCTATAAGAGCGTTGTATTCTGATTGTTGTGCTATGTAGTTTATATCACCTATACTTAAATTACCATAATACTTTTCATCTGAGAGTTCTCTTTGTACTCTATCTTTAGAATCAAAGCCAAACAGAGTTTTCATAGTACTGGCATCTTGCTGTGGCAACTCACCTCTAGGTACAACACCATATGTCTGCATAGCAAGGTCTGTCAAGTCTGCTGCTATTAGAGTAGGATCTATGTTAGCAGCAGTAGGAGCATCTAAACCTAATTTTATTTCATCTTCAGTTAACTCTTGTCCTGCACGATAACCCAATGATGAATGTAAACCTTGTAGACTATTATAAAGATCTGTCACACCAGATACACCAGAAGACATAGCATTTATAACTAATTCTTTTGAAGCACCTAACTCCATAGCCTGTTTTCCAACACGTGCTGCGTTTCTTGCTACGGCTTCACGCTGTCTGACTAATTGCAAATTACGTTCAGCTAAGTCTTTCTGCTCTTTTTCAAAAGTTTTAGCTTCTTCTTTGCGCTCTCTTATATTTGTAGCAGTCTCTTCTAGAAAGTTACCAGCAAACTGTTTCCAATTAAATTTAGCCATCTTATAAACCCTTCGCCATTAAGCCTTGTGGCTTTTCTTCTGGTGTTACCTCTTCCTCTGGCTCTCCAGATTCTACTAATTCACCTAGTAATTCTTTTCCTGGATCTGAATCATCAGGTTCTTCACTAAGGTACTTAGTAGCAAGCATCTTAAACCTTCTCATCTCTCTATCTTCAGCTTTTTTCTTATAGTCTATATTATCATCTTTTACACTAATACCTTGAGACTCTACAGCTTGCTTTAAGAATTGATGTATTACAGGACCAACAATCATTCCAGCATCTACTGTATGCACACCTCTCATTACACCAGTTGTTGTTATAGTTTCAACAATAGGTTTCAATGGTACACCTGTCTGCATCATAACAGCTAGGTCATCTATAACATCCTGATTAGCTAATTTATTAATGTAGAACTTAGTAATCTCTGTCATGTCTGACATTTCTGATGGGTTTTCCCAAGGGTTATTCTTTGGTTCGTCTGTTAAAGACTGACCAGGAATTGGTCTATCGAATGGTGATGTTTCCATATTATTTTCCTACTTAGTAAATCCTGCACCAAAGTATAAGCCTACTATAGCAGATACTATGTGTGTGTCTAGTGGTGTTATTACAAATCCTTGTGCATACTGCCACTTAACTACCTCTTGGCCTGGCCCGAAGATAAAGTCAAGGAAGCCTACCTGTATCTCAGTGTAGCCTACATACACACCAACTTCTGGGTAGAACACAGCAACCAACTTCGGCAACACTATTATAGCAAAGACTGCAGATAATGCAATAAGTCTTCTTGTCCATGCGAAATGTTTATCGTTCTTTCCAGCGTTACGTGCTTCTGCTGCAAACCCTGCGTTAGCGTTGGCACGTTCCATGAGCATCTTGTTCTGCTCTTGTTTCATCTTCATGCTCTGCCCCCATATGGACATCACTCCACCTAGTACGGTAGAGCCAAGCATTGTTATAAGTTCTAGTGGTAGTCCAAACATTATGTATCAGCTTCCTTTTTTAGTTTGTCAGATAGCCCCTTCATCCTACGTTTAACTCCACGCAATTTTGTTGTTCTATACTCGTTGTTATCTAAAAATTCTTTAGATGCTTCCTCAAATTTACCTTCATTTATTAGTGCTATAGTTTTAGGACTTCCTGATATACCTCCTCTGAACCAACTTTGAACTATTTCTATTTGTAGTTCACTACTTAAATCATCAAAGTTTTTTATCTTCTTTTTTACTGCAGGTAATCTTTTTTCTATGTCTTTTTTTAGGAGTTTATCAGCTTCTTCTTTGGTAATCGTTTGACCTTTTTTTACATCTGATCCATAGTGTCCATGTCCTATAGTGTAAAATTCTTCACCAAACTTTTTCTCCGCTACGTAATCAAAACCCTCTTCTTTTTTTAGCCTATCAACCAAAGCCTGATCAAACTCTTCTTTAGTCATAATACCTTGTCTAAAACTATTATAGAACTCTGAATCAGGGTCTGTTGTAATTTCACCCTCCATCTGATCTGTATAAGCTCTTAGTAACTTTCTTAACTCTTCCATTGTACCACCAGCAGTCTTGATACCTTTATTATCTTTTTTACTTCCTAGCCCTCTACGTAAAGCAGCCTGTGTATCTGTAAGTTTAGCTGATCCAACTGGTACTTTTAGATTAGCACCTGCATCTATAACATCTGCATCTTCTATGTTGTTAAGTTCTTTTAATTCCTCAACAGTAGTTCCTGCTTCTCTGGCTATTTCAGATAAAGTATCACCATCCTGTATAGTATAGTTTACTTCTGTAGGAAGCATTGCTTGTG